ATGGGGTCGAGTACCGACTTAACAGGTGAGATCATCTTACTACTAGAACCACCGCACTCAGGACAGTCACGCCTATAACCTTCGGTTACCTTCTCGCGATTAACCATTGCCTCATGGACATGGCCTTTCTCGCATTGGAAATCAAAGATTATCAACATTACTGCTATCCTCTTGTACATGGTTCATTGCAGATTCTAGATTGAGTATGTCAGCCAGTACGCTTAACTGGCCTTTGCGAAAGAACAAATCATTGACATCTTTCGTATACTCAACGGAATTAATATGAAGAGCGTTGGCACTCAACTCTTCTATAAAATCCTTCCAACCCTGCGTTAAAAACATATCCGCACGGTCGTCATAATATTTTTCTGTTTCTTTATCCATTCTTCTTAGCCTTCGGCTTTGCTTGCACGAAAGTTTTAACTTCGTGAAGAAGGATCTCGTGCTGCTTCTCTAAAGACTGAAGCCGCTTGTCCATTAAATCTAGGACTGCGTTTACCTGTGTAACTACGTCTTCAAGCTCTCGATTGGTAACCATTAAGATAATACCTTGGCGGCTTCAATATTTAGTTTTTGCTCTTTCATTCTTGAGTCAGCGACTTTAAGTCTGCGTTCAAACTCTTTGTCGTCTTTGTCACCCGCTTTAAGATTTGAAGTGACTGCTTTCATCTGATCTATCTCTAGCTCTACAGGGATAGCCTTCGTTTCTGCTGCAATCTTCGCAGCTCTTGCTTGCGACTCAGCGCCTTGTCCGTTCAGTGCGTTTGTCTGCGACTGTTGGAACTCCATCTGCGCTTGCTGTGCAGCTTGTTGTGCTTGCTGCTGCTCAGGAGAGGGCTGTCCTGCTTCTTGTAGAGTTTGTATTAACTGCTCGCGGTTGCTCAGGTTCATATTGTCTATGATGGACTGAATCAACGCAGGATATAGCGGAGACTCAGGAGACATGGTTTGTAGAAGCTGAACCAACTGCGTGACCTCGTACTCTCTGGCGATGATGCCAAGAGAGGAGGTGACCTCAAACTTGTAATCCGATACCGGATATAACTCAGGCTCAAACTGCATATACCTGTGGGCGGCTTTGGTAACAAACGGTATCAAAAATGATTCTTGGAAGTTAATCAGCGTCCTTTTATGACGCTTGATCACAGCACCAAGGGACATTGAAATCCCTGCGGCTGTTGCTTCACCGTTAATCGAGCCGCCAACGCCAACAGAGTCTATTGCGCCTGTGGCAGTCTGTACCATTCTCTGTAGTTCACCTGCTTGCGCGAAGGTAATCTGAGATACCTGCCCAAAGTTAAATGGCTGTAAGACTTCAGCAGGATTACCATTGGTAAGAATGATTTTCCCCGGTCTTACTTCAGGTTTAGCCCCGCGAGGTAGGCGTGTAGCGTCCATCGCCATCATTGGGTGGACTGTTAATGCCAGTGCATCAATCCTAGCCCTTAGCTCTGCATCCAATGCTTTCTGTGAGTTGTAACCTTTCTCACATACGCCACGACCCCAGAACCTAGAGGGTACGATGTCCCAAGGAAACGCCACAACAGGACGGTCTTGCATCATGTACGGGTTCTTCTCTGCTTTCAGCAGAGTACCACCGTTAGCTATGACTACGATTGCTTCAACATAGAAGCCTTCTTCTTCCTCGCTGTCTACTAGCTCTTCAACTTCCTCATACTCTTCGTCATTTTCCAGTAAGTATCGCGGGACAAGGCCGTAATACTTGGTTAGACGAGTCTTATCGGTAGGTTGCGTGGTAAGTTCGTGGTCAGGATCTAAGTCTGTATCAGGATACGCAAAGTTAAAGGGTACATTCTTGTATACCCCCTTCTCTTGGAGCTGCTCAATAGCGTGTGGTGAAACAAATTCATCAATTGCTACCCCTGATGCGTTCTCTACGTCTACGGCAACAGGGTCAATCAAGAAGTTTTGAGGTAAAACAGGTCGTAACTTAACGACTGTGCGGTCTGAGATGTTTACGCCTACCGCTTGTAGCTGCCCATCCATGATAGGTTGGGTAGCAGGTTTCATCTCTTTGATTTCTTCTAGAACAATTTCGGCTATGCCTGTACCAAAGACCGCTGCGTTAATCAAGCACTCAGCCACACCCTTGCGAATCTTGTTAGCCTTGAAATCTTCTAACAGCTTTTCGCGAAGGTAGACTACATCTTGGTTCTCTTGGTCAGAGATATCGTCCTTCATGTCAAAGAACCTACCACGACCAAACGTAGCCTCTTCAATCTCTGCGACCGAGGACTCTACTGCTTGCTGAAGGGCAGGGGATATGATCTGGGATCGCTCAGACTCGCGATTACGGTCTTCGCTAGAGTAGATGCCACGCCAAAGACGGTAATATTCATCAAACTTCTTTTCGTAGTTTGTTTCGTAATGGTCACGCCAATCACGACACTTTGCCATAACCCAAGACTCAAGAGTCTCTTCTGTGCCAAACTGATCTTCGTTTGATTCGAGCATCTTAGTATCCCGCTACTGAGTCGATTACGTCAAACTCATCCATTTCAAAGTCGTATGCGTAAGACACCTTAGCCAGTTGGTCTATATAGGCTAAAGCGTCTACCATGTCATCGTGGGTGAGGGCATCGGGGAATTGGAAGATTTCATCCATGAATTGGATGTTCCACTCACCCTTGTTAAGATTGCAGATTCCATTCTCGAATCTACCTTGTAACGCCCACATCACCCTGTCAGTTTTCTTCTTGTTACCGTGGGTCAGCTCTTCGACCCTGAAAAATGTTTGGTACTTCTTCATCAGGTCTGTGAGAGGCGACATAACAGCCTGTCTGGCTATGCCCTTCTCTATCCCGATGGATATGGGTTGATAGTCTCTGACTATCTGGAATATCTTCTCTGCGGTGGCGTTTAACTCCCACCGTCCGCAAACAATGTCCTTAACCCACCAACCATACTCGCCTACCTTTACAATAGCAATAGCGGTATTGTCAAGCTTTTTGTTTTTGGATTTGGCTTTTCCGACTTCTTCAAAGCCCGCGAGGTCAATGGCAACGTAGTAATCGCCCGTATCAGGCTCTTCTTCATCGAAGTGAACCCACTCTTCTTTAAACATCTCCGAGCCACGAGCTTCAAAAGATGCCATAAACTCCTGCCGAAACGCGAAGGAAGACATGGATTTCTTTGCTGCATCAATCTCGTCTTTGTCCAGTAAGTCATTGTCATAGCTTGTGTAGTGCCATGCTTTATATGTGGGGTCTTCGCCTAAACTGGCTTGCTTGTAGAGTTCATAGAAATGATTTCTACCCATTGGTGTCCCGATAAATAAGGCATCGCCTTTCAAGTCTGTCAACGCAGGTCGTAGTATTAGCTCCCATACATCGGGCTTCATGTCTGCGTATTCATCCAAGACAAGAAACTTGAGACTTACGCCGCGCATTGTCTCAGGTCTGTCCGCGCCCTTCAAGCTGATAGTTGTGCCGTTGACTAATCTGACCTGCATATTGTTTACATGGGAGTTCTCTATCACGGGTTGTCCTATCTCCAATAGGAGATTCCACATAATATCCCGTGCTTGACCCTGTGTGGGGGCTACATAGAACACCTGCCCTTGATCTGACTTCAAAGCGTTGACTAGCAAAAGATAAGCCGCAAGACGAGACTTGCCCGTCCTACGACCCGCAGCAACCACCTTGAAACGCGTAGGGTCGTTCCAGACTTTCTTCTGCCACTCTAAGAGACTGATATCTAGGTTCATCTACTTCTCGCGGTTTTGGTTGCAATCTTCTTGGGTTGTTTGGAAAACTGCTTACCCTTGGCTGTGTCAGCCTTCTTCTTCCGCGAGGTAGCGGCATATTCCTTGGACGACAGAGAATCTCTAGCTTTCTTTGGAAGATACCTTTCCCCAGTAGCTTTCTTGCCCTGAGTGGATGGCTTGCCAGACTTAGTCCCCCAATCCTCCTTACCCCATTTGGATAAGGATTTCTGACCACTGGTCTTGCCGCCAGAGTACCCGCCACCCTTGGACTTGTACTCTTGTGCTACAAGTTGGGCTTTACGGGCTGACCATTGACCTGCTTTGCCGCCCTTCGTTCCCGCCATCACTTTCTTCTTGATGCCTTCGCGAAGGGACGGTTTAGTGTAGGCCATTACTTCTTCCGAGTAGTTCGCGTAGTACGGGCAGGGGCTTTGGTTGCCATCTTCTTCTTGGCTTTCTTAGCTGCTGTCATTCCCGCAGGGGTGTAGGGGTATTTCTTTCCGTTTACATTAGGCATTGTATTCTCCGGTTCGTATCATATTAGTAATGGTTATAGCGCGCTGTCCTACCTGCTCTGCCCAGTTAGAGTCCAAGAACTCCACCGAGGCTGCTTCGTAGTTAGAAAGAGACATCTCCCTAAGAGCGTCTCTAAAGCCGCGAAGACGGCTCATACCAAGGTTGAAGCACATATCCATCATAGCGTCTTGGCGTACCGAGTCCAAGTGGGTAAACCAATCAAAGGCTTTGGTTAGCTCCTGCTCGCAGCGCCGGATGTCATTCGCGAGGAGATAATAGACCTCATCCTCTGACAAGCCCATAGATTCTAGGTTACGCCCAACGCCTATGGTTATGTCTCCCGCTGTGCATTCGTAAGGCTTTAGCCGCAAGCCCTCGTGTTTAATTAGCAGGTCTTCAATCCTCATGGAAGTCGCCCTCTATAATCTCTGGCTCAACCACGGTGTCCGTGACCCCTGATATAGTTATATTGACCGTAGGCTTACCGCCTAGCTTGTCCTTATCAAACGAGCTGACAGGCAGTATACGATCTACAATCAGTTTCCACGCAGCAGATTGATTCTTATGGTCGTCATCTTGAGCAGCTCGGAAGATAGACTCTAGCACAGCATTGGTATCCCTCCTCGCGAGGAATCTCTGCTTCATCTCAGCCATAACCGAATGGTCACCCTTGGGTCTACCAATAGGACGGTTCTTTGGCTTTGCTATCTCCGACTTACGGGGACGACCACGCTTTCTCTTTACTGGTGCATTGTCTTCAACCACAACATAGAAGCTCTTTGGGAATTAATATTTGGCGTATTAAACCATTAAATCGTCAGATTCGCCAACCCTTGTATTCGTGCGGGTTTGAGAGGGATGTTTTTTGGCTCTTTTTTTTAATTTGACCTGCTGCAAATTTGGGGGGCAACTATACATATTTGCGCGCAAGCTAGACCTCCCCCGTCCCCTCCGCGAACCCCGTCTGTTTATACGCGAGCGCGAGCATTTAACGCGCGAGATAGTAAAGCGATTGGTTTGTTAAAGGGATTGGTTTAGTAAGTGCGAGGGTGCGTGATGCTGCCCATACAGTAAACCCATTGCCCTCAATCCCATGCTCAAATTGATACACACTAATACAAAATCCAGATGAATTGTTGGGTGATTAGGTAACACTCTCACGGTAACACGGTAACACTTTGCGGTAACACAGTAACACTCTCAACACTGTATACATACACAGTACATTGGCTGCACCCCTTGTATTCATTGGACTTTAAAAACTTGGCACGCCTTCTGCATTGTATTATACGACAACGTAACTAAGCAGATACTAAACCAAATCTAATTAATACGCGCCTCGTAAGGGGCGCATAACTTACAAGGGGAATAAACAATGAATCGTGCAAACTGTACTCGCATCGCGAACGCGATCGCCACCAAGGATAACGCGCTAGCATGTAGCGTCATAGATGACATATTGACCAAAGAAACAGGCGCGCATTGGATTCGCGATCTCACCAAACTTAAAGCGTGCCTACTGGATGGCGAGCCTAGATTTTCAATAATGGCAAAAGACGGTAACGGTAAACTCCCTTTCCTTGCGTTTAGCAGTTTAGCGGGTAAGGGGTTCTGCATAGGTGCGGGTGATTGCCTTAACTTTTGCTATTCGTTTAAAGCTTGGCGGTATCCGGCCGCATTTTGTA